AGATATTCCTGATGAGATAGTTTTTGTTACGGGTGGTTTCGCTGGGAAAATAAATAGTTGGGGAATGTATACTGGATATATAGGAACAACCCCAAATGGCGAAACGTATGAGGGAATAATCGGCGAAAATTGCGTTGTCATTGGGAACAACTCCCTTTACCGCCCCGATAAACAAATAATATGCAGATTTGCACATTTACTAAACGAAATAGATAAATCTTTAGACTTAAACATTTACAATACTAGATTAACAAAGGGTTTTATTGCTGATAATGATAAAGATAAAATGGCAATCGAAACAGCATATAAGGCAGTCGGTGACGGTAAGCCGTTTGTCGCAGTCGCTCCTACACACAGAGCAATGACGGACGTACTGGACGCAACTCAGGACGGGCTTTATACCCCGTTTGACTTTACCACCGTAAAAGACGCAGATAAATTGCAATATTTGTCAAGACTTTATGATGATATTATCGGGCGGTTTTTGTCAATGTATGGCATTGACACGGGCAACGTCAATAAGGGTTCGCAGATTTTGGAAAACGAGATTTCCCGACTTGCAGAAGCAAGTGCTGTGCAGGTTGAGGACGCATATCTTGCAAGGGAATACGGAATCGAACAGTATAAAAAAGTCTTTGGGCGTGATGATATTAAGTTAATACGTTCTCCTTTATATGGCTGTGATACGGATATAGACAAGGAAAACGAAGAAATCAATAACGAATATCAAGAAGAAAGTGAGGTTACAAATGGCTAACTTGCTTAATTATTCGGGCGGAAAAACTTTAATCAGTATCGGTGATATGCAATTTAAAGATAGTTTAGGTTCAAAATTGCTTGCAATAACTCTGTCGTTTGACGATAATTCAGTTTTTGCAACTGGCAGTGATTTATGTATGTTTTTAGGTGATTATACTATGTCAACCTATGTATATAATCAAGGAACAGTTTCCCCCGCAAGTGATTTTTTATCAACATTACAGCGATACTGGGATATAAGAAAATCGGAATATGAAAAAATTAAAACAGCGATTACGGCGCAATATAACCCGATAAACAATTATAACATGGAAGAAACCCACACAGGAACAGACACAACAGCAAGCAAAAACAGCGGTACTGACATAACAACAGATACACATACAGGCTCAGATACACTTGCAAAAACTGGAAATATTGAAAACGCAAAAGGCACAACGCAAACGAACACAGCGGGTGTGTCTACAACAACTACAAATGGTGCTGCGGAAATTACCAGTATTAATCAAGTATCTGCATACGATAGTAACGATTTTACAAATCACGATAAAAATACAACAGCAAGCGGGGAGAATACACAGGAAGTAAAAAACAGCGGAAAAGATACTATCGCTTATACAGGTAAAGACACAACAACAAATAATTTGTCTGATACAACAACGTATAACAATACTATAGAAACAAATGTAACTTACGGACATAACATTGACAACACTACAACATATGACACACTTTTAAAGCGTTCGGGTAACATAGGTGTTACCACGTCACAACAGATGATTGAAAGCGAATATCTTTTAAGATTAAAACATTCGCTTATCGAATTATTTTTAACTGAGTTTATAAGAAACTATTGCTTTTGAGAAAGGAAGAATTATTATGTTTAAAAATCACGTTATAGGTGCGAAAGATGAATTTATTTCATCAGATTACAAAACAAGAAATCCCGATTATCCGACGCACAACGGAATTGATTTAATCAGTTCATCGGGCAAAGACTTATCAATAATTGCCATTGCAGACGGTGAGGTCGTTTCTGCTATTGACGGCATAAGCGGATATGATGAGTACAATACTTGCGGTAACTTTGTAAAAATCAAGCACTCAGACGGTAAATTTACAAGATATTTACATATGTTAAAGGATAGCGTATGCGTAAAAGTTGGCGATACTGTTAAAAAGGGTGCAAAACTTGGATTGATGGGCAACACTGGTTACAGCTTTGGAAAACATTTACATTTTGACGTGTCAGACGGAACAGCATTTACAGACCCTTTGCCTTACCTTAAGGGTGATAAAAATTTCAATGTTCCACGTGGAACAGAATTTGCAAAGGGCGATAAAGTAATGTTAAATAAAGGTGCAAAGTTTTCTGACGGTTCAACTCCCTTTGAGTATGTATATACAACAGTATATACTATACTAAATATAAGTAACGATAAAACGGAAGTGCTTATCGGCATTGACAATGCGCCTACTGGGTGGGTTTTTGCAAAGGACGTTGCAAAAATCACAAGCACACAGACCGTTAAAGTTGGCGACACAATCAAAATAAACGGAAATATATGGGGTGTTGTAATCGGCATTAATGCGAAGGGTGATATTATAAAGGGAGAAAAGTTATGACAGATAAAGAATATAAAGAAGCGATAAAGCTATACAAATCTTTACACTGCCCCTCAGATACATTAAACATAATCGGTGACATTTTACCTTATGAAAAGGCGTGGAATATGATACTTTCCCCTCGGTCGAGGGGAAAGACCACTAATTTAATTTTGTGGGGTATGTGCTTAAATGCGATTTGTGGAACACAGATACAGTATATCAGACAGAGAGATAGTCAGCTTGTGCCTAAACTCTGTGGCAAATTATGTGACGTTATAAATATGCCTAAATATAAATATATTGAGAAAATAACAAACGGCAGATATAACAATGTATGGTATTATGGCAGAAAATGGTATTACCGATTAATTGACGAAAACGGAGAAGTTGTGGAAAAATCAGAAACTCCCTTTATGTCTTGTATTGCTGTAGACCAAAACCAAAATTTAAAATCGGTATACAATGCGCCTAATGGCGACTTTATAATATTTGACGAGTTTTTAACAAAAAATGGATATTTACCCGATGAATTTGTTTTGCTTAATGACTTGTTAAGCACAATAATCAGACAGCGTGACACTGCTACAATATATCTTGTAGGTAATTTAATAGATAAATATAGCATTTATTTTGACGAATTATATTTAACGGATATAATACAAGAAATAACATGGGGCGAACACAGAAATATAAATTGTGGCGGTACTGAGTTACATTTATTTACATTGCCACTTGACATGACTGCAAAAAGGCAAAAGGTCAATAAAAAATATTTCGGCTGGAATAACCAAATGTTGACAAGTATAACAGGCAATAAGGGTCTGTGGCAAATGAAGCAGTATCCGAAACCGCCGAAAGGGGATTTTGAAATTATTGATAAAGCGTATATATATAAAAACGGAAAGTATTGTGCCCGAGAAATAAGAAAAGATGAAACAAACCACTTGTATATTATGATATATAGTGATACTTACGGATATAACCCCGACCGCCACATATTATATACACTAAATAGCAAGGTGGGATATAATAAAAGAATCCGCTTTGGCTTAGGCTTTACATACACTGATGACTGCGTAAAGCGTTTAATTTTGGCAAAAAGAATATTTTTTGCGGATAACTCCTGTGGTGCTTTTATTGATAGCTATATAAAGGATATTTCAACATATAAGTAAAATGTTCCACAGGGAACAAAAAGAAAGAGCGGTTATTCACCGCTCTTTTTGTTTTCTAAATATCTTAATGCCAAATCTTTATAGCCAAGTTCCTGTAGTCTCTCTATTTCTCGATGAAACAGTTCAACAATTTTGTTGTTTTTTGCCCCTATTTTTAATAAATAAGTTGACATATAGCTTATTTTTTTATCGCTATCGGGCATAGTTACCGCTTTAAAAAGTATTGATTTTTCGTTTGTTTCTCTCATTGTTTACCACCTTACGGCTTGCGCCGTTCCTTTCGTTTCATTGTCTATATTGTACCAAACCCGTATGAAAACTATTTGATAGTTATGTGAAAATTATGTGAAAATTTCAAACACCGTTTACTTTAATAATCGCACAGGCGCAAACCGTATATATTATACAAGTCAAAATAACTAACATTTAAGCATTTTCCTTTCATAAATGCAATTTAAAAAAGCCTTTTCCACTGTCATTGTAAACGGAACAGAATATATATAGCAACCGCCGAGAGTGTGCATTTCTTGACCGTCAATTATGGCAGTGCTTTCACCGTGATATGTGTGCGCATTTTTTCCGCTAACAAAAAATGACATTTCGGGTTTAAATTTTTCGTAAAGTGCCTTGCAGCCTTTATGCTTTACATAATCATTTATTGTTTTCTTTGGCATTCCTGCTATAACTGCCTTTGTTTTATCGCCTACAGTGTATATATATCGCTTTGCTCCCCATGTTTTAAATTTGCCGTATGTTTCTTCAAGGGCAAATAAACCTAAGTCTTTATATGTTTCAAAATCTATATTTAATTCGTTGCAGATTTTTCTATTCAAATTCAATGTGTTTTCGTTATATTGGTCGAATATAGTATTACAACCCTTTACCGCCTTTATGCTATCTGTATCACTATACAATGCTTTTTCTTTGCACTTGTATATATTACTTAATATGATATACCTACAATAAGCAGTTATATAAATTCCCCAGTAGGGCGATAATATTTGATTTTTTATGACTTTTTCGTATGTGTCGCCTTGTTCCTCTATCCATTCGCCATTTTTATATGTAATTTCTTCTAAATTCAGACGTGATACACACATTCCATAACAAGAATTTAATTTTCCTTTACTCTCAGAATAATTTTGATTCCATATATCGGTATCTTCTTTATTTTCTTTTAAAACCTTTTTGTTCTTATAAAATTCGGCAACAGAATTAAGCAAGTAAAAAGGTAATCTTTTCTTTATTGCCGTTTTCATTCCTTGTATTTCCATTTTATCCCACTTGTAAAACATTTCATAAATTTTAAAATCAACCTCTGTCAGCATTACCGTAATTTCCTTTGCAAACGCAAGCCGACCGTTTTCAAAAAGTGGATTTTTCATTGAGATTATTTTATGTTTACTCTCTATAACGTGGTGTTCTTTGGCTGTAATATTATAAAATGTATATATTGCAATTGTAGATATGTTTTCATTTCTTATTCTTTTATCCCATAATTGAACGTTCTCTTCTTCATACTCCGTCATCGGAAATTTATATTGCAACATTATTGACGGGTACGCACTTGTTAAATCATAACTATCAATATCCGTCAAAATATCACCGCATATTGCGGTTTGCGCGTGAGTAAAACCGCCACGAAAAAGCCACTTCATAATAAAATTATATGCTTTAACGTCTTTAGGATATAGCTTTGAAATATCTTTTTTGATACAGTATAAACGCTTACTGGGTATTTGTTCTTTTATATATTGCCTTACTATTCCAGTTGACGTAAAAGGTATACGCTTGCTTTGCCTTGTATATTTATTATGTATGTAATCAGAATATTCTGATAATATAATAACGTCATTTATGCAATATTGTATTTCCTTATCTGTTAATTCTGTTAAGTGATTTCGTTCGATGGTATAATCTAAATCGCCAACTAATTTCTTTGTTTTGCAAAAATTTTCAGCTAAAACCTCAAGAGATACTCCCGACAAAACCGCACTATCCCTAAAAATAAAACCATTCGTTAATTGTACCTCTAAAGGTTGATATTTAGCTTTTGCAAATACCTTTTTTATTAAACCCTTATTTTCAAGATACGGCAATAGAAAAGACATTTCGAAACCCAAATTATGAACAAATATTATAATGTTTGCCTTAGAAAACATTTGAGGTAATTTTAAAAAATCCAACAAATCGAAAAAATCTTGCCATGTTCTGCCAACAATTACACAACCGTTTATGGAAAACTGCCAAATATACATAAAGGCTGTTTTGGTTTCTGCGTGATTCGTGGTTTCAATATCGAAACCGCAACACAAATCATAGCACTTATATGCGTTTTTACCTCTTCCTATTTGGTAAATTTCGGGCGGTGTAATATTTTTATTTACTAAACACTTCCAACCTTTGCCGTTGTCGTAGATTTGCATTTAAAATGGCAACCCCTTTTTCCCTTGCTTGTAGTCAGCAAGTTGTTTCAAAGCGTCATCACGCTGTAGCTGTTGACGCTTTTCAAATTCTTCGTCCAACTCCTCAATAAACTTTTTTTCTTCTAAAACTGCCACATTCGCCACTTCTTCTACTTTTTTTACAATATCGTCAAGTTCTGATAGTTCTTCTCTACTTTTACCTTTTCGCTTTTCTATAAATTCTTCTAGAATTCCGCTGTACCGAGGGTCATTTTGCACTCGGTACAATATATCAAGATTTGCTGTAAGATTATTCCATGCTTTAGCCCCTCTATGTTCTTCTTCAATTTCCGCTTGCGTTACCTCAGCAAGCGGTTTCTTTTCTCTTTCGCTGACTTTTTTCTTGTATTCAAACTTTATCTCACCTTTTGTTTTTGCCTTTTGATTTACAAGATTTTTCTTTAAAGCATTTACTTTTTCTCTGTTTTCCGCTGTGTTTGCGATTACAAAAGTGCCTTGCGGTGCGGTTTTTGTCTGCTTAAAGTCGTAGCTAACTCCTGCTTTATCTAACGCTTGCTTGTAGCTGGCAACCTCGTTGCTGTCAAAGTTCATGTAGTTTGCAACTTCTGCAAGTCGCTGATTTATTTTCTTTATATATTTCTGCGCTTCCTTCTGTGCGTTTGTCATAAAAATACCTCTTTTAAAAATTAAGGGGTGACTTTCCGCCACCCCTTTTTTTTGAAAACAATTTACTTGATATAAAGGGAAAGGAACGTTCTTCCACTCTTACTTTCTCTGTGCTGAACTTCGATTTCCAGTTCGCCGAGTTCGTCAATCAGTTCAACCAGCTTTTTTATAGTGCTTAAGACGGTTGCGGAAACTGAGCCGTAAACGCCCTCAGTAGTAAAGAGGTATGCGACTTCCTTTTCTTCGCCTGTTTCAGTGTCAATAACTGTGTCTGTCGCAACACCGTTTACCGTTAAGTCGGTTGCCTTTTCAAGCGACATTGAGCTTGACGATGCGTTAAAAAGGTCTTTTGCTGTAAGGTTTGCTGTCTTAATCATTGTTTAACTCCTATGTTCCACGTGGAACAATCTACTATTTGTCGGATAGTTCCGTATTTTTTATACCCTTTCGGGTTGGGGTACGGCTGTTAAAGGACAACCGCCTAGAACCTTAAAAAATATACTCAAACATTGCGCCTGTTGACAATTTGAAAATCTTTACTTCTTTAGTGTACTCCCCTCTCTTAAACCTCTCGGCAATTTCCATTGCAGAAGAAAAACAGTCGGTAAAAGCGGGAATTACATTACCATTTTGCATTTCGCACGTTACCAAATATCCAAGGTTTGCGCTTCCCTTTTTGTTATTCATTTATTTCACCTCCTTTTCCACTATTTCGCCAAACATTCTTTTAGCCATACCTTTATCGTTGCAATGCTTAACAAACTCTTTGGGGCGTAAAATGTTCGCTACTGTCAATTTGCCGTTATTGTCATTATACACCCCAAAATATTGTTTGTGTTCAAAAAACATTAACATTGTTTGCAACTCCTTTCACACTCAAGCCTTTGTGCCGTACTCTAACTCCTGTAGATGTCTTACGATAGTCATAAAGCCACGCTTAGCCGTGTACTTGTTTGCGTAGTGCTTG